TATACAAATTTTTATTGAGATGAATAATGTTTAAAACAGCTTTAATTACCGGAACGACCAACGGCTTAGGTAGCTTTTTGGCAAAATATTTCTTAAAAAGAAATTGGAAAGTTATTGGGATATCTAAATCTAAAGGCAATATTAGAAATGAAAGATACTTTCATATAAAAGCAGATTTATCTTCATATTCCGAAATCGTCAACGCTTTCGCGGAGATCAAAGACAAACAAATCGATTTGTTAATACACAATGCAGCAATTTTTATGATACAGAGTTTTGATAAAACTGAAGATCAAAAGATTAACGATATAATCGATATCAATCTGAAAAGTCCAATGTATATTACCAAATTTTCCTTATCGAATATGAAAGAAGGATCAAAAATAATCTTCATAAATTCTGTGGCGGGGTTGGAAGAAATTGAAAACCAATCTATATACTGTGCATCAAAAAGCGGATTGACTTCCTTTGCTGGTATTCTTGGGAAAGAACTTTCAAAAAGAAAAATCAAAGTATCCAGTATACATCCCGGAGGAATAAACACCACGTTGTGGGGTGAAGAAAATCCATATCCTTGCGGTGATGTAAATAATGCCATTTCCCCGAATGATATATGTGACATAGTTGGATTTATAGTGGATTCTCCGGAAAACCTTGTACATAAAACAATCAAGATTTTTCCAGAAATTGAGTGGCATTGACTGCTATTTCCGTAACTAAATCAAGCATGATAACTAGAAAAGAGAACATTCATAAAAAGAGGAGATTGACTATGAGAAGCAAAGTAAAAACCAAATTTAATCAATTCGCTCCTAACGATGTGCCGTCGCAATGTTTTGAATTCGTAGATAGAGAGAATCCAACGATAGTTCAAATTGGAGCTAATGATGGTATTGTTGGCGAAGAATATGGGTTTCACGAATTCTTATTTGAATTGAATCGATTTGAAGTTCATATGGTAGAACCGCTGGAGAAATATCATCAAATGCTACCATCAACGTATGATAGATTTTCTGGGGAGAATAAGAGCATAAAATACCACAACTATGCTATATCTGAAGTTGAAGGTGTTATGCAAATGTTGGATCTTGGTGGGTGTTCCCATGCCGTTTCCGATGGCGGAATTCCTGTTGTCTCTAAAACTTGGAAGAATTTCGTTGATGAAAACCAGATCAATAAGATCGATCTACTTCTTATCGATTGCGAGGGATTTGAATTTCAGATACTAAAACAAATATTTGAAACTCACCAAGTCTTTCCTAAAGTCATAAGATATGAATATGCACACATACCCAACAAAGAAGAAACTGATCAATATCTTAGAGAAGCTGGTTATGATATCAACTATTGCGAGACTGATCCCCCGTTCAACAAAATTGCGGTTCGAACATGAGAATTATTTCTCACAGAGGAAATCTTCGCGGAAGAGAAGAAGATCAAGAGAATACCCCAGGAAGGATAGATCATTGCATATCCATAGGTTTGGATGTGGAAGTGGATGTTTGGAAAATTGATGATGAATGGTTCCTTGGGCATGACTATCCGAAAACAAAAATAAGTATTGACTTCCTAGAAGAAAGAAAGTATAATTTATGGGTACATTGTAAAAATATATCTGCACTTGGTGGGCTGTTTTTGGAAAATTTCAATGGGAATTACTTTTGGCATGAAGAAGACAAATACACTATGACTAGCAAAGGATTCTTGTGGACATATCCAGCCAAGGATTATGCTGAAACATTTCCAAACCAAATCATTCTTGATTTTTCCGAAATGCCCATAGATACGATTAATTCGTATAAGGAAAAGAATATCTACGGTCTCTGTGTGGACTACGCAGAACAATTATAATTTTTAATGATTTATTTGGTGAGGTGCTATAGTTATGAATGAGCTTGATGAACTTCTTTCGGCTGTCAAGAAGTACGTTGACAAAAACGTCGTCAACAAGGCTCCTTGGAAGCCTGGAGAAACAGTTGATAAGTTTATGTCTTCAAGTCAAACCAAAATGGAAACTACAATATGCAAGGTATGAACTTCTTATCAGCTAAGTATAACTTGCAAGACAAACAAAACATAATCGACATCATTGAGTATTACGCTGATCAAGGTCGCTTTTTTGAGGCATATAACTACCTTAATCATGCTATGTATTATCATGATATGTCTAACGTATACTACTCAATGTTGACGAAGTATCTTAGCGAAAAGAGAGAATCTAGAAATATCTCTGATCCTCTTTTGATAACATGGACGATAACTCCAAAAAATGTGCCATTTCTTTTTATGTCTGATCCTGAGCAAAGACTTAAAGAATCCATGTTGGGGTTGGCTGCTTGGATTATGGATAAGAGCTTCACTAATATACATGTTGTAGAGAATTCCGCGTTCAACTTAGATAAAGAAAAATTGCGCGATATTGGATTGGATCACAATAAAGTGGTAAAATACTATAATGCAGAAAGTTGCGAAGAAGCCAGTAAGTTTGGAAAAGGATATGGAGAAGGAGATATAACTAAATTTGCTGTACTGAATACTGCTGTCGGAAGATCAAAAAGATTTACGAAAGTAACAGGAAAACAATATGTACCATTTTATGAATATTCTTTCATGAACAATGGAGAGACTTATGAATTTTTCAATCTACAGCATGTAGCTAATAGGGTGGCTGTTGACACAAGATTTTATTGTATAGACACAAAATTTTATACAGAAAATATGATTGACGCATATAAGCAGGTTAACGATCATCGCGATAATTATTTGGAACACGTTTTTTACGAAAATACCAAAAACAGAATAAATTATTTCCCACCAAAAGAACCTATAGTTTTTGGAAAACAAGGTTCTATAGATAAAACATATGGGGAATATCCGAAGCTGGTTTATGATTTTAGCGAAGATCTAATTAGAAGTTTACTTTAGATATGATATCAATTATAATATTGGTTGTTGAGTTGTTTGGGGGTAAAAAATGAAAGTTGCACTGATTACTGGTATCACGGGACAAGATGGTTCTTATCTCGCTGAACTTCTGCTCGAGAAAGGCTATGAAGTTCATGGTATTATTCGAAGATCTTCGAGCATCAACACCAAACGTATCGATCATATCTATGAGAGAATCAAACTCCACTACGGCGATTTGACTGACGCTCTTGGATTGGTTGCCGTTATTCAAAAAATCAAACCGAATGAAATCTATAACCTCGGTGCTCAGAGTCATGTCAAAGTTTCGTTTGAAACACCAGAATATACGGCTCAGGTTGATGCCGTTGGTACTCTTCGTGTTCTCGAAGCCGTTCGGTTGCTGGGTATGGAAAATTCAGTTAAGATCTACCAAGCATCAACTTCGGAGATGTTTGGTTTGGTGCAGGAAATTCCTCAGAAAGAAACCACTCCATTCTATCCTCGCTCGCCCTATGGTGTTGCCAAGGTTTATGGCTACTGGATCACGAAGAATTATCGTGAAGCATACAACATGTTTGCTTGCACTGGTATTCTCTTCAACCATGAATCGCCGCGCCGAGGAGAAACGTTCGTAACTCGAAAGATAACTATTGCTATGGATTTGATTTCTAGGAAACGGCAGAAGTGTCTGTATCTCGGCAATCTTGATGCAAAACGCGACTGGGGTCATGCCAAAGACTTCGTTAATGCTATGTGGTTGATGTTGCAACAGGAACAGCCGAAAGACTATGTTATTGCCACCGGTGAACAGTATTCTGTACGCCAATTTGTTGAGGCTTGCGCGCCACATTTCCATATGAATATCAAGTGGGAAGGTTCCGGTCTTGATGAGATTGGTATTGATACGACCACCGGCAAAACTGTGATTCGCATAGACCCTAAGTATTTCAGACCAACGGAAGTGGAAAGTTTGCTTGGGGATGCAACTAAAGCCAGAACGGACCTTGGCTGGGAACCGAAATATTCATTCCAGGATTTGGTAACGGAGATGTGCGATCATGAAAAAAGATGGTAAAATATTTGTTGCCGGGCATAGAGGATTAGTTGGTTCTGCTCTAATCAGACAACTGAAGAAGAACAATTACAATAATATTCTAACGAGAACTAAAAAGGAGTTAGACTTACGGAACCAAGCTGATGTTGAGTCATTTTTTGAAATTGAAAGACCCGAGTACGTTTTCCTTGCTGCAGCAAAGGTCGGAGGTATAGGGTTCAACAAATCGTTTCCTGCAGATTTCATTCGTGATAATCTGCAGATTCAAACCAACATCATAGACTCTGCATATAGAAATGGTTGCGAAAAATTACTCTTCTTGGGATCAGCTTGCATTTACCCGAAACACGCTGAAGTGCCAATCAAAGAAGAATATTTGATGACTGGACCTCTGGAGCCAACCAATGATGCATATTCTCTTGCAAAGATTTCTGGCTATTACATGTGCAAAAAGTACACAGAACAGTATGGGTTCAAGACTGTATCTGTTATGCCAAATAATCTCTATGGCATCAATGACAACTTCATTCTAAGCGAATGTCATGTTATTCCGAGCCTAATAAACAAATTCGTATACGCCAAAGAAAAAAACGAATCGCAAGTAATGTGTTTTGGGGACGGAAGCCCGACTAGAGAATTCCTGTTTTCGGATGATTTGGCTTCTGGTTGCCTTTTCTTGATGAACAACTACGATTCTCCAGAAATCATCAACATCGGACCAAACAGAGAAGTTAGCATCAAAGATCTTTCTGAACTTATCGCCGAGTTGATTGGATACCATGGAGAAATTGTTTGGGATACTTCTAAACCGAACGGAACTCCAAGAAGAGCACTAGATACTTCTAAGATGGATTCTATGGGGTGGAAGTCTACCACTTCCTTAGAAGATGGATTGAAAATGACAATAGATTGGTTTATGGAGAATAGGAACACTTATGTCAGAATATAATCACCCACTAATGAAGAATACTCTTACGTTTGAGGACAGAGAGAGTCTCGCCAATTTTATTTTGTCTTCTGACAAATTTACTCAAGGGGAAAAGGTTTCTCAATTCGAAGAAGAGTGGTCAAAATGGCTTGGAGCAAAACACTCGCTGTTTGTTTCTTCCGGCAGCACCGCCAATTTTCTATTGGTGGCTGCTATGATTGAAAAGTGTGGATTGAAGAAAGGAGATAGAGTTCTTCTTCCGGCATGTACTTGGGTCACGAACATCAATCCAATTATACAGCTTGGTTTGACTCCAGTCTTTTGTGACGTAAACCTAAAAGACTTCAGTTTCGACTACGACGATTTGATTGGCATCAAACAAAAAAATCAGCATCCGAGTCAAAGAATAAAGGCTGTTTTCGTCACTCATCTTCTGGGCTTTCCTGCAAACGTAAGCAAAATTAAAGAAATCTTTCCACAAGCAATTATCATAGACGACGTTTGCGAATCTCATGGTTGTCGCAGTTCTGATGGTAGTCGAGTTGGATCGAATTCTTTTGGAGCAACCTTCAGCTTCTATTATGGACATCACATGAGCACAATTGAAGGTGGGATGATTTCCACCAACGACGCCGATCTTTATGATTTAATGAAGATGAAAAGATCTCATGGTTTGGCTAGGGCTTCTCAGCATTTCGATTCCTATGCAGAAAAACATCCCGAGATTGACCGATCGTTTCTTTTCGTTTCAGATGGGTACAACTTCCGCAACACCGAAATTGCGGCTCATCTTGGATTGCGACAGATAAAGAAACTTGATTCATACATCGAAACGAGAAGAAAAAACTTTAGCGTTTTCTGCGACGCCATAAACTCTAGCGATTTGTTTTACCCGATAGACAACAATCCAGACAACAGTTCTTTCTGCTTTCCATTCATCTGTAAGGATAGAGAAACCAAGTTCAATCTGATGACCAAGTTTATTGAAAATGGAATAGAGTATCGCCCAGTGGTTGGTGGTAATCTTTTGAGGCAACCCTATCTAAATGGATACAATATCGAATATACAACTAAAGATCGATTGAATGCGGACATCATCCACGAGAATGGCGTATACATAGGAAATAACCAATTCGTTGGTGTTGACGAAATGCGCCGAATTGAAAAAATAATCGGAGAACTGTAATGAATAAAAATCTTGGTAGTGTTATAAATGATGCGATTCAAAATAAGGTAGACGAAGTTCTATCTCAGAGAAGTATGCCTGAGGTTGAGTATATCCAAACAGATAATCTTGGTGAGGTTGTTGAGAAGCTGGTGATTCTACACATCAGAACATGGATGTTGGAAGATGCAATTCAAGAAGCAATATCCGATGAGCACATTGCTGAATTGAAGAGGAAAATTGATATTTGCTTCAAAAGCAAAAGACCGAAATTGGTGCAAGCGATTAACCTTCTTGTCGATGACGCAATCGCAACTTCGAAGAGCCTAAGAGAAGATTCAGTTAAGCTCTATAAGGGAGTTGACTGATTGATGAATATTTGTTTTTTTAACCATTTTCATAATGGTGATGTTCTCTCGACTAAAGAACTGGTGAGAGAATTTATGCATAAAATACCAGCGCAGTATTTCTATGCACACAACAAACATCCAAAAAACCTAATAGACGTCCCAAATTTAAAGCACATCAATGTTCCTGCAGGTTTACCCACAAGCATAAAAGTTGCTTGGGATAATGAAACAATCTATATAAACACTTGGCTTGGTGCTTATTGGAGTAATGAGAATTGTCCATTCGGTATGGAGATAGACATTCAAGATATGTTGTCTTATGGAATAACTTGGAAAGCGTATACGAAAGCATTCGAATATGTAATAAAAGTTATAGACAAACTTCTTGGAATCAAATATGATTTACAAGAAAAATTGGAGTTGTATGCTCATAGGATAGATTATTCCGCATTCAATTGCCAAAGAGTAGATAAATTCGTATCTGGAATTGATAAAAAAGATTTAGTCATGGTATCAAACGGTTATGTTGAAGCCGGTCAAACTCTAATTAACAACGATATGTCTTCTTGGTTGAATTACATTGCAAAGGAATTCCCAAATAAAAAACTTATTTGCACCAGAAAATTCCATGCGACTTCAGAAAACATACTGTTTACAGATGATATAATAGGAGATAGAAGCGGGCATGACATGAACGAGATATCTTATCTTTCTACTTTCGTCGATACAATAATAGGAAGAAATTCTGGTCCTTTTATTTTCATGCATACATACGATAATCTCCAAGACAAAAATAAAAAATTCCTTGCCTTTGGCGATGTGATAGGAAATTGCCTTCCAACATATTTGAAATTTAATTCAGAGTTTACATTCGTTAAAGATGAATCTGAATCTATTGTGTTGGAATCCATTTACAGCGCTCTTGAAAATTGATAGGAGACTCATTAATGAATTTCGTGTTTTACAGCCAATTCCATAACGGAGATTGTTTTCTAAGTAAAGGGTGGGTTCAAGACCTAATAGAAAAAATCCCAAACGCTAATTTCTATTACGCTCATCAAAGAAGTCCAGAAATTCTAAAAGATTTGAACGCACAATATTTGGATATGAGAACCGTTCCAGTTTTGTGGAGTTTAACATTTCAACCCATTGCAAAGGTGGGAGAAGATATAGCAATACACACGTGGTGCGGGATATTCAGAGAAGAGAAATATGGTGAAATAATTCCTCCTCTTGGACACAGCACCTTTATAAGGCAATATGAAATTTATAAAAAGATCTGCGAATATATATTTTTGTTGAGCGGAATTGACGTTAAAGTGTCGAACGAACCGAAAGACTACATACCAAAAATTGATTTCAGCCGTTACGATTTATCTGCTGCCGACAAATTCGTTTCTTCTTTACGAGGAAAGATGATGTTTCTATTCTGTAATAACGATGTTATGAGTGGACAGAGCGATGTTGGAGATATGGAGAATGTGTTATGTTCTTTGAGTGAACGATTCCCAGATTGCGCTTTCGTTTCTACCAAAAAACTTTCGCTGAAGCAAGATAACATCCATTACACTAGCGACATTTTCAACAAGGCTTGTGATTTGAACGAAATCGCGTATTTAAGCAAATTCGCTAAGATGATAGTTGGCAAAAACAGTGGAGCTGGGATATATGTTCAGTTCTACGAAAACTTGAACGATGAAAACAAGACGTTTTATTTCTTGAGTCACCGAGAAGACGATAACCCACACTTCGGATTAGACTTCCCGGCGTCTATTAAATTTTCTTCGGAATCTGCAGATGATAAGTTGATTGAACTGTTCGCGAAAGAAATTCGCGAATTTTATAAACCTGGAGGAGAAACTCATGAGCGATGATCAAATTTACATTCTGAAACTGACTAGCGATGAGGACGTCATTGGTGAAATCTTGGACGATAACGATTTCTATGTGAACATCAAGAACCCTGTTCGCATCGCGATTGCGTTGCAGAAGGGGCAACCCTCCGTTGGGTTTCAGCCGTTCCCGATGTTCTCAGAAGAGCAAGAGAAGATCTTTCCCATCGCCAAGCTCTCTGTTGTCTACTCTTACAGAGCCAGCCAAGAGTTCATCGACAACTACAAGCAGATCTTCAGTGGATTGATCGTTCCACAAACACAAAAAATTGTCGGAGTCTAAAGTATGATTCGTGTAGAAAACGGTTTTGAGCGCGGTCTTCGTCAGTGGAATGCGTTTGTGAAAGGTAAGCGCGTCATGGTCACCATCGAGAATCCAGACACCACCGAGACGAACAGGAAGTTTATCCGCGTTCCGGCTGAGAGCGCAGGCTGGAGACGCCCCAGTAAGAACAACGGAGCGTCTGAGTCTCAAGAGGCGTAAGTAATTGATTCATAAGGAGATTGTTCTTATTCCTCTTAACAGCGCCTCTCCGGCTCTAGAAAACGAGTAAAATTACCGTTTTGGAAAACTTCTTGAAAATCAAGGACTTAGGCATGGGCGGTCGTAAGTCCTTGATTTTCCTAGAGTTGTTTTTCTTTACAACTTGGTTTGATTCGGTCATACTACCCTCATCGTAACTTGATTGAGGTTTCCCAAATGCCCCGTGGCGTCCCGAAAGTTGGCTTCCGTATGACCAAGAACCGTATGGTTCGCGCCTCTTCGCAGGCTGGTATGCGTTCCACCCGTAACACCGTTCAGATGGCTCCCGTCGTCGTCGCTCCCGTCAAGAAGGAGACCGACGCGCAGATCCGCGAGAAGCTCGCCGAGCGTTTCGACGCAATGGATGCCATGGCTGCGTCCACGATGCGCGGCATCAACAAGTCGATGATCGTGTCCGGTCCGGCTGGTCTCGGCAAGTCGTTCGGCGTGATGAAGCTCGCCGAGCAGTTCGAAGGCAAAGGCAAGCAGGTGTCCGTCATCAAAGGCTACCTGCGCCCGACTGGTCTTTACAAGACTCTGTACGAAAACCGTCACCGCGACTGCGTCATCGTCTTCGACGACGCCGACTCGGTCTTCATGGACGACGTTTCGCTCAACCTTCTGAAAGCTGCGTGCGACATGACCCGCACTCGCAAGCTGCACTGGCTCACCGAGACCAAGATGGAAGACGAAGACGGCGAGCGTATGCCGCGTTCCTTCGAATTCGAAGGTTCGGTGATCTTCATCACCAACTATGACTTCGACGACATGATCGCTCGCGGGAACCGTCTGGCTCCACACTTTCAGGCTCTTATCTCGCGGTCGATCTACCTTGACCTCGCGATGAAGACGAACCGCGACTACATCGTTCGCATCCACCAAGTGGTCGAGATGGGCATGCTCGATGAACAGGGTATCTCCAAGTCGGTACAGAAGGAGATCCTTGAGTTCGTCGAAACCAACGCCGATCGCCTCCGCGAGCTGTCGCTGCGTATGGTCATGAAGCTGGCTGCGCTGGTCCGTATGGACTCCCGCAACTGGCAGAAGATGGCTCGCGTCACCTGCCTCCGTAACATCTAAGAGGAAGAAGATATGAAAGAAGTTGAAATGCTTTTTGAGATGATTGATGACGGACAACTTAGCGAGGAGCGAGTGATCGAAGCTGCATGCAGATGGCTCGGGCGCGATCAGCTCCGCGAGATGATGCGAGCCAACGGTTGGCTCGACGAAGAAGAGGGGGACTATGAGCACGACGGTCAGCCTGACGAGGCTCAAGAGTGGTATGATTTTGATCCCGAATGTTGATAGTTGACTTTCAACTTCTTATGCTGTATAATGGCTCTTGTATTCTTAGGAGAACGTCAATGTTTACAGTTTGTATCAGGGTCAAAGGCGACTTGTTGAGTAATTTTGTGTTCGAGGATCACGATCAGGCTGATGCTTGGATGAATTCTAAATTCCTGAGCCTGATGGACAAATATGGTGAGTTGAGCGCAGAGCGTAGTGAGAGTGAAAAATGAGCAAGCCAATCTCTAGATCGGAATCGGACAGAGCCAGAGAAATCTGGAATGGCGTCTCTAAGGCTGCCAGCAGTTGTCCCGATTGGCTTCGAAGCCAAGTTTCGGAGGCATCGGAGTCAGCTGCGCAGCGGGTCAGGATGCTAGAGCGTGCTGCCGCTGTCATCCGCGCAAGGAGAGTTGAGGGATGATTGACATTCACACTCACAAAAGATGGTGCAATCACTGTAAGAACGCCGCAGACTTTGAGACTCATCACGAGACTTGCGAGTTTGCTGCGCTCAAGAAAGAAGTGAAAGAACTGCGAGAAGAAAATATGCTAATGCGCGAAGTAATGATGGCATCTTATGCACCAAGACCGTGGGTGAGAAAATGAATGATTGGTGGAACGATGATCTGGCTCACAGTGGGTGCAGAAGGTAATCCTGTAATGAGGGGATATTAACATGGATATAGACTACAAAAAGATGATCGTGGATGCTGCCATTGAAGGATTGATTTCTGGCGGGATGCCTGTCTGGGAAGCAAAGAACTTGACTTCTCTAGTGGAAAGAGTATATAATAGTGGCTATAATGAAGCACAAAGACAGCATGAAGAATCAAGGACTGGGGAGACTTAGAACTTCAATTTGATGATGGCGTCAAAGGTCACAGTCATTGCTGGCAGGTGAAGAAAATTCGTCCTTGTACTTGTCATCCAGATGATAATCCTCCCGTGCCTTGTGCAAGACAATATGCTCTATCAGAATGTAGGAGATCAATAGTATGAACGATTGGTGGAACGATGATAGCATTGAAATCGGTGATCGTATCACTGCCATGGAGAACGAGATTCGCAGACTGCGTGAAGAGAACCACGACCTATGCAATCGGCTAGTAGCAGAAAAGTTCGCCGAGTTTCTGGTGGCACCCATATGCGTGAGAAAATGACCAAGTATTGTAAAGGTTGTGTACATCATAGTAAGGGCAGAGAAGGTACAAAGTTTGCAGACTGGTGCTGCAAGCATTCCACTATTGCGAGAAAAGCAAAAAGCATTTGCATTCTTCAGAACACAAAGCAGGTGAGAGAATGAAATTCTCTGAACTTGAAGTCTTAATCAATGATTACTACTGCGCGAAACATAGCCCTAGCCGATCCCACATTAAAATTGGCTGCGACTGTGGTTGTGGTGGGAATCAGTATACCCGAGAATCCTGGGACGAAGAAGAGGCTCAAGCGCAAAAAGATATTGACATTATGA